CGGACAGTAACAGATGGTGTAGAATATTCTAGAGGTATTGGTATACAGTATCATGTTCGAGGGTATTCTGGTTTTGGTCAGTATGGTTCTCACAGACACCGAGATGAAGATCGTGTTGCTATGGATTTCAATGTTAAAGATCAAACTGGTAAACAAATTACTGATGATCGTATGAAAGACCTTGCAGGTCAGTACGCATTTGATAATCCTACTGCTGGTATTGGTTACGGTCAAGGTTATATGGGTAAAGGCTCTATGCATCTTGATCTATCTGGCGCAGGTGGTAATTGGGGTAAAGGTGGTAAGGGCGTTAATATGGACCCTGCTCTAAGAGAGACTATTGATGCTGCTAGAGCAGGCAATCTTCCAACCCCATTCGATAATCCTGGTATGCCTTATTCACGAGATGAACAAGCTCCTTCGGGTTATACTGCTCCCGCTGCCACAGGAGATTATATTGATACGAATACTGTTGGTGGTTTGTCTGCTGGAAGTATTGCTGCAATGGAGGCCCAAAGGAGTGGCATTGGTGCTACTGTTACTGGTGGTAAAGGTTTTACTACTATCGACAATGGTTATACTTCTACTACTCGTTCAGGTGATCGTAGTGCTAGAAATAATAACCCCGGTAATCTCGAAATGGGTCCTCGTGCTGAAAGATTTGGTGCGATAGGTGATGATGGTAAATTTGCTGTATTTGATGATCCAAAACAAGGTCTCGCTGCGATGCAAGACTTACTCTTTAGTTCAAACATTAACAAGACTATTGAACAGGCAATTACTTCTTATGCACCCCCTAATGAAAATAATACCAAGGGTTATATAAGTAATATCACAACTGCTCTCGGATTACCTGCTGATACAAGACTTTCTGATTTGTCTATGAATCAAAGAGATACAATGATGAATGCGATGATCGACACTGAGGGTAAGAAAGGTTACTCTGAAACAAGTAGTATGCATACTTACTCAGGACCTCCGGGAACAGGTAATATGAATTCTCCATCAGAGTCAATTTCAATGGCTGACCGTCAAGGATTTAATGGTTCTTATGCTGGACCCTCTGCTGATAGGTTTGGAGGATATTCAGAACCTTCTGCCGATAGATTTGGTGGTGGATATACTTATGATGGCCCTTCGGGTCCATACGGTCCTTCTGGAGGATATGCTGATGTTTCTCCTAACTCAGATTCTCAAGGTGGTCGTGGTAGAGGTGGGTTTGCTGCAAGCTCTAACACTGGAGCATCTGATAAAGGTACTTCATCTTATGGTGGGGCTAAATCTTCTGGTGATGCACAATCTTCTGGTAAATCTGGTTCCGGTTCTAGTGGTTCTAAAGGTGGTTCTTCTGGAGCAACTGGTAGAACAGGTAAAGATGGTACTGAAAGTGGTACAGGAACTGGCGGTCAACAGGGCAGAGGTGGAAGGAATACAGATTAATGGTAGCATTTCCTAGAATGAACCCTGAAACTAATCAAATAGAAATGATTGATTCTGTTACAGGCCAACCTATACCAGGGCAGAATATTATTCCTGCTTGGCAACAAATTAATTTAGAAGACTATGGTCTTGGATTAAACCAACAACCACAAGATTCCCCTATTACTCCTAAAACCCCTACGGAAGCTGTTAAAGATAGTAGAGAACAAGAACAACAGCAAGAATGGAGAAGATTAGAGGGTCAAGGTACTGGTTTTACTGGAGGTAATTATCATAGAGACCCTTCTAATAACTTTGGTTATTTTGATAAACCTACAGGCATGGGATTTGCCTCTAATCTCCCCGGTGCTTTAGGTATTGCTGGTAAAGGTATCAACGCTGTTGTTAATGCCAACAATGTTGGTGCTATTAATGCCGCCAGAGGTATGATGGGTATTGACGGCTTAACTACCAGAGATGTTCTTTCTGGTATCGCCAAAGATAGACAGGGCTTTGTAGCCAACGTAGATATCACTAACCAAGCAGGGAAAATTGGTTCTTATTCTGTAAGTCTAGAAGCTATGACCCCAAGTGGCAAAACCGCATTGACTCCAGATGAAGCTAGAAAACGCTCTGCTGCTAATCATGCAAACATTGCACTCTCTGCCAAACAGGATGAATCTAAAAAAGGTATATTCTCAGGTATTAAATCAATGGCCAAGAATATCTTTGATAGTATGTTCGGAGATGATGAAGACACCAAACAAGTAGAATCAAAAGCTTTCGGTACAATGACAGTAGCTGCTCCAAAGTCAGGTGGTGTATATGATGTATTCCCTGATGCACCTGCTGCTCCTAAGGATACCACTCCAAGTAGGAGTCAGTCTGAAAGTCGTGGTGGTCTCTCAGATGCTGCAAGAGATGCAGTAGATAAAGGTACAGGAGGTTTGTATTAATGAAAACAAAAGGACGTAGGGTATCTTCTAATATCGAAAAACAAACCTCTTCTGAGAAACGGGAAGTTTTAAACGAAGATAAATTGATCAGAGACATAATTGGAAATACAAATGAGAGAATAAAAGAAAAAACTCCTATTTCTCAAGTTAAACCAAACATGAGTGAACGTTTAAACACAATAAACCCAGGTTCAACCCAACAGTATGGTGGTTATAAGATTAATAATCGCACATTCCGAGAGGGTAGTGAACCTGGAACTTTATCAAAAAAGAATAACAAACAGGACGCTAAGTTCTTTTTAAAATAATAAATTAATGGCTACCCTCCTATGGAGAGGCCCCATGAAAAGGAAATATAATGACTGATTATTCAATGGTAAGTACCGCAAAGAATCGTAGTGACCAACTTGATGCTGAACTTCTAGCACTCGAAAAGAAACCAGATACTCCCCCTGAGGAAAATAAAGAAACCTCAGATAAGACTACTGATTGGAGTAAAAGATATGCTGATCTTAGAAGTTATGCTGATAAACAGATAAACGATTTCAAGAGACAGTTGGCAGAAAAAGAAAAGCTGATTGCCGAAAAGAATAAGCCTGAGATGCCTGCTACTGAAGAAGAGTTTGAGGCATGGCTGAATAAGTTTCCTGATGTCGCTCGAATCATTGAGACATTTATCGTTAAGAAATCACCGGGTATCCCTGCCGATTTGATTGAAGAAGTTAATTCTATCAAGGCAGATCGTCATGCTCTAGCCCGTGATCGTGCTATTGATGATCTCGTTAAGGTTCATCCAGACTTTTTTGAAATTCGGGACACAGAAGATTTTAAGACTTGGTTTGAAGAAAAGAGAGTTTCCAATTCTCGAATTGATAATCAGATTTATTCTGCTGTTTATGAACAAGATACTGATGGTCGTGAAGCTGCACAGGCTGTTACCCAGTATAAGAACGCCAAGGGCTTGAATAAGAAGCCTAAGGAAGAAAGTCCGAGTGCTGCATTTGTTCCTCAAGGAAGAGGTCCACAGAGTACTCCTAATGCTGATGTAAATCAGAAATACAAGTTTACTCTCTCACAGATCGAAAAGATGAATATCAGAGACTATGAGAGGCTTGAGTCTGAAATTGATCAGGCTCGTCGTGAAGGAAAGATTCTAGATGATCTTGGAGCCGCTTTCTAAGCCACCTCTAATTAATCTACTCTAACTTCATAAGGAAAAATAATAGTTAATAAGAATACCTATATGCAAGACCTCCTACTGACTGATCCTCAAAGGGAATACTCTGAATTATAGCCTCTTTCGACGATTGTTTTCGTTCACTTTAAAACATTAACAATTTAGAAGGAAATAAATATATGTCTAGTTATGCATTTCAGACGGCTGCCAACTATGGGAATCTTCCCGGTACTGCTTGGTCGCCGCAGATTTACTCGAAGAAAGTCCAGAAGGCATTCCGTAAGAAGACTGTCGTGGATATGATCACTAACTCTGACTACTTTGGTGAGATCAAGAATCAGGGCGATTCTGTTCGTATCATCAAGGAGCCGGAAATCACTGTTACCCCGTACGCCCGTGGCTCTCAGCTTGTTGCTCAGGACCTTCAGGATGAAGACTTTATTCTGACGGTTGATCGTGCCAACAGCTTCAACTTCAAGGTCGATGATGTCGAGAAGATGCAGGCTCACGTGGATTGGATGGATATGGCTGCTGACCGTGCGGGCTATAAGCTCAAGGAACGCTACGACGCGGATGTTCTTGGTTATATGGCTGGTTTTGAGCGTACCGATCCGGCACTGACTTGGGCTGCTCGTACGACTGCTGTTGGTACTCCTGCTTGGACGACTGCGGATTCTGATGAACTTCTGGCTGGTAACAAGCTTGCTCGTAACTCGTTTGTTTCTGGTGGTTCGGCTTCGGATTCGATTGTTGTTGGTACGAAGGGTTCGTATGATGCGACTCCCCTTGAGATCATCAACCGTATGGCTCGTAAGCTCGACGAACTGAATGTCCCAGAAGAGGGTCGTTTCATTGTCGTTGATCCTGTGTTTGTCGAAAAGCTGACGGATGAAAACTCCAAGCTTATCAACAACGACTACAACCCAGGTGCTGATCAGCTTACGAACGGCAAGCTTATTGCTGGTACTCTTCGTGGCTTCTCTGTCTACAAGAGCAACTCTCTCCCGTATCTCGGCACTGGTCCCGGTACGATTGATGCTGATGGTTCGGCTGCGAACTATGGTGTTATCGTCGCTGGTATCAAGACTGCTGCTGCTACGGCTCAGATGCTCACCAAGACCGAGACTTATCGTGATACTAACTCGTTCGCAGATATCACTCGTGGTTTGCAGGTGTATGGTCGTAAGATTCTCCGTCCAGAAGGCTTGATTCGCGCTATCTACAACGTGAACTTCTAATTAATTAAAGGAGATAAAACTTATGGCTACTATTTCTACGCTTAACAAGGATGGTACTCTTGGTATGACCCGTGGGGGCGAACGCACCCCGATTTATGCAGAGGTTATTATCGATCTGGCAGCGGCTGCTACGGCTAAGACTACTGCTCTTGCTCAGGCTGATATCATCGAGACGATTGTTGTTCCTGCCGGTTTCCAGGTTCTTTTTGCTGGTATGCAGAAGATCACGGCAATGACGGGTACTTCTACTGATCTTACCCTTGACCTTGGTGTCACGGGTGGTGACGTTGATGCATTCGTTGATGGTTGGGATTTTGATGCTGCGGCAGTTGCTGCCTATGCAACCCCAGCTACGGCTGCGATCACTCCAGCAACGTTCCTGACGACTGGTGATACTATTGACATTCTGTTTGTTACTCAGACGGGTACGGTCACTGGTGGTAAGATTCGTGTCTTTGCTACTCTGTTGGATTGTTCCAACAAGGTTAAGAAGCCCGGTATCGTCCAGCTTGGTTCGTAATTAACTGGACTCCCCTTGGAATAATATCTGAGGGGAGTTCTTTTTTAAAGGAGATACTTATGGGTGATTTCACAATCAAAGGGACTAACGCTGTACAAACTTCAGTTGCTAGTTCTGCTTCTTCTGTCACTATTCTTGCTGCCAAACCTGCTCGGAGAGGTGCAAGTATCGCTAACACGAGTACTGCTATTCTTTATCTTAGACTAAATTCTGCTGGAGGTGCTGCTACGGCTACGACTGCACACACAGTCCAACTGGCATCAAATACTTATTACGAAGTTCCATTTGGTTACACTGGTATTATTACTGGTATCTGGGCTTCTGCTAACGGACAAGCTAATATAACGGAATATACATAATGCCCTATTACAGCAATACACAAGTAAAAATTAACCAAAATAAAAATAAGGTGAAGTAATATGCCAAATCTTTCTCTTGCTGATAAGATCGTCGATGCTTCAAAGACAGGTGTTGTTGTACCAGAACTTGCTGCACTCGATGCAATCACTGATGGTGGTACAATTGCTGTAGGTACAACTGTTGCTAAAATCACTGATGCTTCTGTAGCTGCTGCTCTTAATTCAACTTTCTCAGACACTGAAGTAGAAGCTGCTTTGAATGCTCTGGGTGGTAAAATCAATCTAATTATTGATGCTCTTGAGGCTTTCAAAGTTTCGGCATCTGCTTAAGGATATATAAATGTCTGCAACAAATGCTTTTGAAACAAGTCTTTTAGCTCTAATTTTTAATGGGAGTGCTATCGCTGATATCGCTGAAAACGATACTTCTTCCCCTGCAACAAACCTTTATGTTTCACTTCATACAGGAGACCCTGGAGAAGCTGGTGCTCAGAATACAACTGAAGCTACTTATACTTCTTATGCACGTGTGGCTGTAGCAAGAAACTCTGGTGGTTGGACTGTAAGTGGTAACAATGCAAGCAATACCGCTGCGACAAATTTCCCTGCATGTACTGGTGGCTCCGACACGATTACTCATTTTGGTATTGGTCTAAGTTCTTCTGGTGCTGGTACACTCTTGTTTAAGGGTGCTTTAAACTCTTCACTTGCTGTCTCTAATGGTATCACACCTTCGTTTGCTATTGGTGATCTTGATATCACAGCGGATTAACCAAAGGATAATTAAATGCCAGTAGGACAACAATTATGGAATACCGCTGGGAGTTATAGTTTTGTTGTTCCTACCGGAGTTACAAGTCTTTCTGCGGTAGGTGTTGGTCCCGGTGGTAACGGAAGGTCTGGTGCTACTGGTGCTGGTGGTTCTGGTGGTGCATTAGTTTATTCAAACAATATTATTGTTACTCCCGGAGAAACTTTAGATATTATAGTTACTGCTGGGGGTTCACAAGCTTATACGGAAATCCAACGGTCTGGTACACCTATTTTAAGAGCTGCTTTTGGCACTAATGGGACAGGGACTGGAGCTACTACTGGTGGAGCAGCCGCTAATTGTATTGGTGATACTGCATTCAACGGTGGTAATGGTTCTGTTAGTGGTGTTAACGGCGGTGGTGGGGGTGGAGCCGGTGGTTACGCCGGAAATGGTGGTAACGGTAATGGTTCTGGTGCTGGAGGTAATGGTTCTGGTGGTTCCGGTGGCGGTGGTTCAGGTACTTCTGGTTTAGGTGGTGGTTCAGGTGGTGGTGGCGTCGGTTTAAAAGGACAGGGTTCAAATGGAACCGGATCAGCTAATCGTGGTTCTGCTGCTACAGGTGGTTCTGATGGAACCAATGGTGGAATTTCCACTAGTAATAATGCCGGTAATGGTGGTTCTTTTGGTGCCGGAGGTGGTGGTGCTAGAAGCACGGGTACTGGAGGTCTTGGAGGTTCTGGCGGTATTCGTATCATTTGGGGTTCTGGAAGAGCATATCCCTCAACAAATACGGGCGATTTCATGGGTGGTGATACCACTCTAGATTTCTCTACTAGTGGTACCCTTGTTGGTAGAACTAATTTACTTAGTATTACAAATCTAAATTTCAATACCTCTGGTGCTTTATTTGGTATTGGTCGAATCTTAGGAAATTCCCCATTAACTTTTATACCTACAGGTTTTCTTCAAGGGAAAACTCTGATATTAGGTAATACTTCTTTAACATTTAATTCGTTAGGGATACTCCAAGGTCTTGTTAGAATAACAGGGAATATACCTCTAACCTTTAGTACCCAAGGTTCTATAAGAGCCATAGGGGTTTTGTTAGGAACTAGTCCTTTAGTGTTTAGTCCAAATGGTATCTTTCGTGGTAATGGAAGATTGTTGGGGACTAGCCCACTAGTGTTTAGTCCAAATGGTGTGCTTACTGGTAACTTCTATATTTCAGGCTCTACTAATTTAGATTTTAGTCCTTCAGGTCTTCTTATCGGTAAAGGTTCTCTTTCTGGTTCTTCAGGACTTTTGTTTGATGCCAACGGTTATATATATAACTATGTTTATATATCAGGTTCAAGCTCACTAATATTTGAAACACTCAGTAATCTAAGATATTTTAATGCAATCTATACTGAAGAGAATCCAGGTTATTTAAACTTACCAGAGCAAACCAATTCAGATTACCTTTCGATATACGACACAAGCAGTTCAGATTATGTAACTCTGTATGATTCAACTAACTCAGATTACCTTCCTATATATGATACAACGACTTCAGATTACTTAGTGATTTATACAGAAACAGATGAGGATGATTAATGACAACTTATATTGACCTAACGAACAGGCTTCTTCGTCGTATTAATGAAATCGAAATCCCAGAAGCTCAATTCCTATCTGTTCGTGGCCTTCAGGCAACTGCAAAAGATGCTATCCTAGATACTATACGACAGATTAATAACAAAAAGAATAACTGGATTTTTAATGCGGTGGAACATACAGAGGTTCTTGTAGTGGGTCAGGAAGAGTATCCTTGGCCTATTAGGTTTACCAAAGTGGATTGGACTTCCTTTCAGATACAAAAGGATGATACTTTAAGTGTTCTAAGCAAACATCTTGTTCCTATTACAAGAGAGGAATGGTACAGACGTTATAGAGATTATGACTATGATACTACAACTCTTGGAAGATCATATCCTGTAAATGTATTTCCTGCTCATGGTCAAGGTTGGGGTATTACTCCTTCTCCTGATAAAGCATATACAATCAAGTATCGTTACTTCAAGAACCCAGATGATCTTGTTGCTGCAACTGATCTTTGTACAATCCCTTCAAGGTTTGATTATGTTATCATAGCAGGAGCTTTGTTCCATCTGAATCTCTTTAAAGACAATGCTGAAAGCGTAGCAATAGCCAAACAACACTTCAATGAAGGAATGGCAGATATGACCCGTCAGGTGATTTCTTGGCCAACTGAAGCTATCAATGGTTCCTTCCAGAATACTATAAACACCAGTTATGGGTACACGAGTTCATGACAGATAAGATTATTTCACAACGAGTTATCTGTAGGGGTGGTCTTAATACTAATCAGAACTATCTTGAACTTTCAGAGCAAGCTCCTGGATTTGCTACAATGCTTGTCAATTACGAAAGCTCTCTTACAGGTGGTTATAGAAGAATCAACGGGTTTACTCCTTACGATGCAGAGTATGCAGAAGTTACTTCAATGGCTGATCCTGCTGAAGGTCCTGTACTTGGAGTCTTTGGTTATAAGAATGGAAACTCTTTTAGAGTCTTCGCTGCTAGAAAACAAGTGTCAGGGAATACTTACAAGATATATGAATACACGGGTGCAGGTTGGACAGCATTAACTACTGGAACTACTCAATCTTCTATTGGTGTTGTCAGAGTAAGATCAGAAGCTTTTAATACCCAAGCTGAAAGTGTTATAATTTTCGTAGATGGTGTTAATAATGCTTTGGCTTTCAATGGAACTACTTGGTATCGTCTCCGTAGTGTTAACTCTGGTGGGTCTGGTTCTCCGGGTGGAAATCAAATACTTAATGCTCCTGCTCTTGTAAGCGTATTCAAGAACCATGTATTCCTGTCAGGTGATCCTGCCAACCCATCAGTTGTTGCTTTTAGTGAACCAGAGAATTATCTCTCTTGGACTGCTGCTGGTGGTGCCAATCAAATGGTTGCCAGTTTTGAAGTCCAACAGATTAAACCTTTCAGAGATGAAATATATATCTTTGGTTATAACAATATCAAGAAGGGTATCCCCGATGTTGCTGCTGGGTTTGTACTCCAAGATGTAACAAGTAACATGGGGTGTATTGCTAGAGATTCTGTATTTGAACTTGCAGGTAATCTTGTATTTCTGTCATCTGACGGTCTTCGTATCGTTGCTGGTACTGCTAGGATTGGTGACGTAGAACTCGCCAGTATCTCTCAGAACATCCAAAGTACTTTTGCTAACATACAAGCTAGCTATAACCTAGAAGATTTAAAGTCTGTTGTTATCAGAGACAAAACCCAATTCAGATTATTCATAGGAGATTCCCAGTTTGATACTGAAGAAAGTTATGGGATCATAGGTTCTCTAAGAATAAGACAAGATGGTGTTCTCTGGGAATTCGGAGAGCTTAAGGGAATTAGAGCTTCTTGTTGTTGGTCAGGTTATGATAACACCAACGAGATTGTTCTTCATGGTGATTATGATGGGTGTGTATATGTACAAGAGTCTGGTAATTCCTTCAATGGTAACAATATCAGGTCTATTTTTCGAGCACCTTATCTTGATCAGGGTGATACCGAAATAAGAAAAACCATAAGAACTGTAAATACTTTCATCAAAGCCACAGGTTCTTTTGATATGGCTATTGGATTAAAGTTCGATTGGGATAACTTGTATAAGATAAACCCTGTCAACTATAATGAAATGTCTACAGGAAATACTGTAACCTATGATGCCGGTTTTAAATACAATCAGGGACATAAATACGGTTCTGTTACACAGCCTATTATTCAAACAAATGTTGAAGGCTCTGGTTTTTCCACTCAGATAACTTATGTCTCTGATGGAATCTATGCGCCTTATACAATCCAAGGATATGTTCTGGAATTTTCTATTAACGGGAGAAATTAATGAGTACAGCTTTAAGTATTCCCGGTGGTGGGACTGGACAGTCTACTCCTGAGGGAGCTAGAAAAAACTTGGGATTAGAAATAGGAGTTGTTATTCAACCTTATGATCCCGGTCTGGATGCTCTGGCTGCATTTAACACTAATGGTTTTATTGTTCAGACAGCTAATGACACTTATTCAGGGAGGACAATTACAGGGACTGCCGCAGAAGTTACCGTTACTAACGGAGATGGCGTAGCTGGTAATCCTGTAATTTCCTTACCTGCTGCATTAACCTTTACTGGTAAGACTATAACTGGTGGTACATATGCTTCAGGTGCTTTTAATGGGACTATAGGTGCTACTACCCCAAGTACTGGTGCTTTTACAACCTTAAGTACTTCCGGCATGGCTAGTCTTTTAGATGGTGCTACTATTAGAAATGGTACAATTAATACACAGAGTATCATTGAAAATTATGGGTATGATACTGGAGATATTATCTGGAAATTAGTTCTTGAATCAAACAACAGTTTATCATTCTATTCTTATAATGTTGCAGGTGGTGCTTTTAATGGACTTGGTTTCAGTGTACAACAAGGTGGATTAGGTACTTCATTTTCTGGTGATATTCAAGTTGGAAATAGCGTTGTTATTGGTGGGGCATACTTTGTTGATAGTGTCCAAGTATTGAGTAACAGGAATACAGGTTGGGCTGCCGATACTGGTACTGCTACTAAGACTAGCGTTGCTACTTATACTGCACCAACTATCTCTAATCCACCTACTCAAGCAGAAGTACAAGCTATTGCCAATGCCCTTCAGGCTGCTACAAGATCAATTAAAGCACTCAAGGATGCACTCATCAATCACGGTATTATAGGAGTTTAATATGGCCATAATTGAAAATTATTTAATTAAAAATGGAGTTTTGTAATGGCCGGATATACAAGACAATCTGCTGCTGACATCGTTACGGATGGTGAAATTCTTGCTGCTCCGTTGAATGCGGAATTCAATCAGATGCAAGCAGCATTTCATGCAACCACTGGACACCCCCATGATGGAAACACTGGAAATGGTCCTAAGATTTCTCTAACGGGAAGTGTCGCAGGAGTTCTCCCTTTAGCCAATGGTGGTACAGGAACTACTACTCTCGATCTTTTGACTACTGCTCTTGCTCTTGTCATGGCTGATATTACTGATGCCTCTGCAAATGGTAGAAGTCTTGTTACTGCTGCCGATTACGCTGCAATGAGAACTCTTTTAGGCCTTGTTATCGGGACAAATGTTCAAGCTTATGACGCTAATTTAACTGCATTTGCTGCAAAGACTGCACCCTCTGGTACTGTTGTTGGGACATCTGATTCTCAGGTACTGACCAATAAAAGAATTACTCAACGAGAGGGTTCTATTACCTCTTCAGCCACCCCTTCAGTTGATACTGATACTCTTGACCTTGCAAGGATTACTGCTCTAGCGGTAAATATCTCTAGTGTTACAATGACTGGTACCCCTACACATGGACAAAAAGTAACCTTTGAAATCACTGGGACAGCTACAAGAACAATTGCTTGGGGTTCTCAGTTTGAAGCTTCTGGTAATGTCCCTCTTCCGACTAGCACTTCTGGTACTCAGATGTTGACTGTTATTTTCTCGTGGAATTCTACTACCAGTAAATGGCGTTGCCTTGGAGTTGCCTAATGAGTGGTCTAGCATATATTAATTCTGCTCAGGCAGCTACAACAACTGTATCGATCCCAAGTCATGAACAAGGTGATTTTATTTTAGGTATTGCTATTTCTAATGCTTCTTTTAGTGCTCCTTCTACACCTTCGGGTCAAAACTGGAGTACTGAAACTTCTGCTGGTGGTCTTCTAAACTCTGGAACATTGTTTTATAAGTTTGCACAAAACTCTTCAGAATCTTTTGGGACTTCTGTTGGTGCTGACCAAGTCCTTGTAGCTATATATAAAGGCGTAAGACTTTCTGACCCATTTGGGACAAATAGTTTTGATGGTGCTGTTGGAGTTAGTACTTATAACTTCGGTAGCATGACCATGGAAGAGACAGATAATTCCTCTTGGATGATTGGTTGGGGGTACACTGAAGCAGGATCACCTACTTTTAGTG